TTGCCCCAACACATTAGCGTTAGAAGTAACATTTGTATTGCCATCTGCGTTAAACAACGCATCTTTGTTTGCTAGTATTTTAAAACACTTATCCTCTAGTAATGCAATTAAATCCGTATCTCTAGCGTGCAACTTTTGAATTGAACCGTAAGTTGGATTTAAATCTTTAGTTATGTTTTCTGCAATAAGAAACTGATTGGTATTGTTTACACCGCTTGTAGAGTTAAAAATACCGCTAAATATTAAGCTAGAAGCTCTTCTCTCTTCTTCATATGGCTCATCTAATGTCGAGGATACTCTTACGCCATTGCCCATTTGAGGTGCATTAAAATCATCTCTAATACGATCTGACTCAACACCATTGCCAAAAGAATAGCAATTAAACCAATCTAAGGTATTAACATTACCTGCGTCTGCAATTGGCAAAGCCTTGCCGACTTCGTAATATATATCTGCATCAGCAATATCATTAGGCTCTGTTTCAAATACAGCAGGATTAGTAGAGGACAGCACGTCTGTATCGGGAGATACTCTTTCACTGACTATTTGTATTCCGTTTGGCACGATGGTATCATCGTATGAGGAGGTCATTAGAATGCTAGCATAAAAACCGCCCGAACCGCCTGGGGGGTTATTTCTAGCATATATCGCGTTGGTTAATGACCCATTTGATGGAATTGAAGAGGTTAAAACAGTATAAACTCTGCTAAAGTTATTATTGCTATCAAAAAACCTAATATCAGTACCAGGCTGCAGTGCCCTGAGCATGTCTATTTTTTCACCTGTGTTCGGTATATTAATAGCAACAGTCAGCGTCCAATCTGCGGCTCCAGCGGTTGGCACTTTAAAAACAGGTGGATTATAAGGTGATCCGCTTTGCCTGTACTGGTCAGTCCAAGCCATTACCTGAGAAGTATCGGTATTTGTATTTTGTGTTAATACACTCTCTGACTTGTCAACTATTATATTGGAAGAATTTTGTGTAAACGTAACTTCAACGTTATCTATAAACGTTTGGTTTTTGTTTATTTTAGCAAAAAATCTACCTTGAAACTCTGGTAAAAATTGATTACTTTTATTGTAAAGAATAACTGTTAATTTAACATCGGTGCCGAGGTCGTCCAGCCATTTGTCTTGCAAAAGTATAGCCTTCTCTAGAGTGGCCTCAAAAACTTGAGTAACAGTTGTAGAGTCTAGAAGCCCTGGGCCACCGCTTTCTACACTGTAAATAGCGGATCTATAAACACCATCTGTAAATTGTAAACTAGAAAGAGTGTTAAACAAGTTGTAAAAATCTTCAGCATCTCTATTTGATGGCGCAACAAAAGATATCTCTTTGTCGCCAACAGTAAAACCAGAACCTGTTGCTAATGTTTTTCCCTGTACCTGCGCTACAATAGCGTTTTGGTTTGATATATAATCGGGTGCCTCGCTCCTTACGTCTAATATTTTATACCTGTTTTGTGATTTTACAGGTAAGCTAGCGTCATGCTGCTTCTTAAGTAGCATGTACTCACCCTCTTGTATTTTATTTACTTCACTAGAAGGAAAGCTTAACCAAACATTACCGTCTTCAGAATCGTAAAATCTATCTAATGCTAAATTATAATATTCAGCTGTAGGCTCTTTTATATAGTATTTAAAAGCTGTAGCCCAACTTGGCACTGTTGAATTTAATTGTGCGGTAAAGGTGTTAGTTTTTTCACTATTTTTAATTTCAACAACTTGCGAAGCATCCTTGTTTGTAAACACAGGTGATTCTCTGTTAAACTCATCTATAAAGGTAATCCCTATTTGATATGTTCTGTCAGTTTTAATAGACTGCAAGCCGTAGCCCGCGTTAGTATGTGCAGTGTTAACTTGAGCGGCGGCTATATCAACAGCCGCGTTTACATTATAATTTTGCAAATAGTTACCATATACTATTCTGTTGCCAATAACTTCTTGTGATTTAGCTTTTTTAGGTACGTTATCCCAAGGCCTTAGCAATTGAGAAGACTCGACAACATTGCCCAGCAACTCATCTGTTATAACAAATGTATTTAAAGCTCCAGCTGACAAATCTATAGTTTGCAGAACGTATATGTTATTTGATATAGTGCTTTTGTAAAGTATGTCTATATTCTCAACTCCCGATCCAGGGGATTGAAAATTACTTAGTGTTATTTTCCTAGTAACATTGTCCATACCCTCGTTAAACCCATTAGAAGAAAGGTATTGAAATTTATTAGGCACAAAAGCGGCTTTGGTAAACGGAGCGTAGGTAGAGTATTCCCCATTAGAATACCGCCATCTGTAAGAAAATCTAGGGAAATCGTTTCTAAATATAGGATCAGATTCAATAAGCAGTATGCTCCAAGAAATAGATTTATTAGGCACGTTAGAAGAAGTGCTAATAACAGTTAAATCACCACTTAACCCGCTAGGTATAATATTGCTTAAACTACATATAACCTCATAGTTTTCTATAATATTTGACTCGTTTACAGCTTGAGCTGTTAACGACACTTCTACTGTAGAATCAAACAAAATAGCAGCAGAAAAATTAACGCTATTATATACAGTGCCCGGCGCTACCGGTTTAAAAGTAGGTGTTCCTGTGTTAAAGTTTAGTAGAGAGCTAGTTTCCACAGGCGTTATGCCTGTAGCGTTGCCACCAACCAAAGAGGGTTCCGCTAATACCGTAGCTTGTATATTAGGCGACTTTACAATAACAGTAACGTTTTCTAAAACAAACGGCGCGCCATAAATATTTGTTTGTGTAACAAAATCTGTTGATCCGGCTTTAAATGCCGATATATTTATTACCTTAGGTTCACTAATATCGTCTGTAAAAAACAATAAACCTTCTAATATATTAACACCTGTAATAAGGTTTAACTTATTAAAGTTTAACACACCATTTACATCAACTAGTATAGGAGCTACAATACCTGTGGTTTGGTCGTATTCAACAATAGCATCCGTGCTAGAATCTGCTGAATTTAAAAACCAATATATTTTTTCGTTTTGTGAGTCTTTAATAACGCCGATACAAACAGGGTTTTGTAACCCAAAATTATCTTGCCAAAATACATCCGGCCCGGTGCTTCTTAAGTTTTTCTTTGTATTACCAAGTATGTTTTCTACGGCGCCTACATCAGATCCTTCAGATGTACTTACCTGAATATTCTGAGCATCGCGGTATTGTCCATTGGGTACTAACCTTTCATCAAGGTCTTTGTTCATCTTACCCTGGATAAATGTATGCTGTAGCTTAGCCATATATTAGTGTTTAATCCACTTGGATTGGTTTCTCATTACTTGCGCTAATTCAGATATCTTAAGATTAGACATACGTAATTTAGCGTTGCGTTTAGCAGCAACCATTTCTTTTTTAAATCTTACCACTTGGTACTCAGGCGTGTTAGCTCTTGTTCCTAAAATTGCATGAGTAATGTATTTATACACCGCTTCTTCAGCAAACTTATGGACCCGCATTTCTTCTTCTGTACCAAGGCCGTCGCTAATGTACTTTAATGTAATTATGCGGTTTACCATATCCGAACTAAAATGCACAATACCGTGCAGCTGGTCTATATAAAAAACACCGTTCATCTGCGCTGCTTCAGGTTGCAAACCGTAGCGTCTGCCATAGCGGTACATATTAAAAAGCATACCCTCGTTCAGCGCATTGTCTTGCGGATTGTTATATGGTGCACCGTAGTAATCTGAATTAAACCTCTTAAGCGTTTCAGACTCCTGCGCTTTAAGTATATCGCCTAAATTATCAAATGTATATTCGTAATCGTTGTCTTGCGCTATAGCGGAAGGATTGCTTGAATCACGGATAGGATATATAATTCTTTCAATACCGTTAGCGTCTACCCAAGACATACGCACATAATTAACGTAATCTTGCGGTAATATCATTGACAGCGAAGGCGGTATGTCTATTTCATATGCTTTTTGTGAGGGTAATGTATCAAAGCTAAATTCTTGAATAGCACGCTGCGCATGAAAAGCTACGTCTGTTCTTTTGATTTTGCTTATAATTTTATCTTCCCCCACATAGGCTATCATAAAATTATTAACCATATCTTTAAGGCTAACAAACTGGTAGTCACCGTAATCTTCATCGCCACTATTCCAAACGCCGTCGGCGCCAAGATAGTAAGCTTCACTAGTTTGATTTAATAATGCCATGTATTAAGATTTTTCTTGTTGAGTATTGCGTGCTTCTTCTTGAGCAGCTATTTGGTACACTTGTAATTCCCGTGTTGAAATGCCCGCTAGCTCTAGTATTTTCATTACTAATTCTGTTTCTTCCGACGCATGTAGTGGGAAATCAACAGAAGTTGTTGAGTTGTATAAGGCAACACCACCGCTGGTAGTATAATTCCAAACAACCTGTGCAGGTCTTTTAATATAATTACACGCTACCCCCGCAGTTATAAGCTGTGTTGCAGCTGGCGTAGTGAATGTTAATACAGTAGAGTTTGATATGCTTTGAGCACTTGATAATGTTATAGTAGTACCATTAGCCGCTATAGCAACTACTGTTACCGCCCCTGAGATGCCTGTACCGGTTACTATATTGCCTATGGATATACTTGGATTAGCCGCGGATATATTAATTGTAGCACTAGAGCTTACTGCACCGTTTAATGTAGAATTCGAAGACCTTACAATGAGGCCGCCGTATACTTTGTATCCATCATCGCTAGCAACAAAAACAGGTCTTACATCTGTAGGCTTTGTTAAAGGCGCTTGGTTTATATATAAAAACTCTTTTTGATTAATTCTCTCAACTTCTATATTATTATAGATAAGCGTACCTATTCTGTATAAATCAGAAGGCGCAACCCAATAATTGTTACTATAGGTCATTGCCCCTGTAACTTCAAATAAATTTATTTTTTCGTTGAGAATGTTGAGCATGTCGGAGAACTCCGTGTCGTTTCCATGCATTCTACCGAATTGGTTAATGTCATAGAAGTATTGCTCGAATAGATCCATCTGTGCTTGATTAGCAAACAGATTAAATTCTTGAGGCGTAACATACCCTCGTTGCTCTTTATTGAGTATACTTAATACTCGTTGATAAACAGTGTCTACGCTTACGCTCATAATGTTTTATGTTATTAAAGTGGAGACCGCGCTAGCGATCCCCACTATTTGACTTATAGTCGTTTTTCAATTACATTCAGTACTTCCATACCTTCATCTGTTTTGAAGAATGCGGCAAGCGCTGAATAAGGGTGTTCGTCAAAAGGAACAGTCATGATCTTGCGTTTATTTTCGCCGTACATAAATGTTCTATTGTCACTTGATAATGTTAGCAATCCACGCTCTGTGGCTTTGATCCCAATATTTCTTAATTCCACGTTATCGTCATTGGCTAGCTCTAAGAACAAACCAGGTTGTTTACGCGCAAATATAAGTAAATCTCTTTTAAGTTCCTTAGAAGAGAGCTCAGATACCTTAGATCCGCTCTGAACACGCATTATCGCTTCGGCCTGATCGACTGCCATGTCTTTAGCAGCGTTAAGCGCTAATAATTCCATTTCAATCCAATCAACCTCGTCTTCTGCGATCGCCTCAGGTTTATACTCTGCAATTATACCGGATGTAACAAACGGGTGTACAGATAAAAACTTTTGCATTGCTATGTTCTCTTTAGGAACTCTTAAGATACCGTTTCTTAAAACAATACGCCCTAGTGTTACTGTTCCTTCTTGCTCATCAACAAATGGAGAGCGCTGGTTAGTAGCATAGCGTATTTCTCGCTGGTATCCTTTTTCTTTGTCAAAGTAAAGTAACGGGCTTTTTGCAGAGTGCATTGTAGGGACGGTGTAAGCCAACGGCTCTTTGCCGCTCGCTAGTTCGTACAATCGGTCTTTAAAAACCCATTCATCTTTTTTCTTTGTAACTTTTTTTGTTTCAGGCTGAATAGTTGCAAGAACTTCTGGTTCTGGTTCAACATATGTTTCAACTTTTGCTTTTGGTGCAGCTTTTTTAGCCGCAGGTGTTTTTGCTGTTGCCATGATATAATATAATTAAATAAAGGTAATAATTACCCCCGCCACAAAGGACGAGGGTAATATTAAATTAACGCTTATGCGTTAGTTGTTTTCTTCAACAATACGAAGTTGTTAGCTGCTTGAGTACACATTGTGCGCTCTGAAAGGAAGTGAACATTCATTTCATCAGCATCACTAGTGTAATTTCCACCAACTGAGCCAGTAACCCAAGACTTCATACGACGATCGTCTGCTTCAGAAGCACGGTAACGAACGTGTAAGAAAGGACGTGAGATGTTCTTGCCTAATTGTTGGTCATAAACAGTAGAAGTACCTGCAGGAACGATTACCCCTTCAATATCGCCGATAGATCCGCGAGTAGTTGAATCGTTCAAGTATTTCCAGTCAGTCTTGTAAAAGTCATAAGAACCGCGACGGAATCCAGAGAATCCTAAGTTCAATGCCATATCTTCAGAGTTGTCAAATACACCGTAAGATGTACCACCCGCTCCGTAAGAATTCTGAGCAGCAAGCATATTGTCGATAGACAAAGAAGTTGCACGATCCAAGAACATCATGTTCTCTTCAATAGCACCTTGCTTATCAAGCTCAGAAAGAATAGTATCAAACTCACCTAGTCCGTTACCACCGCCGAAGTCAGCGTTGTTGTAAACTAAGCCGCGCTCTTCTAATACAGAGAACAAACCTTGAGTACCTGCAATTACTTGACCGCCGTTAGCGGTTGGTGCGTTAAACGTTGATACAGCTTTTTCAGCTTCAACCATAGACATTTCTAGGTAGTCTTCAAAACGTAGGCGCGACTCGTGCTCAGACTTCAAATACCACATGTAGCCAGAAGTTCCAGCTTCAGTAGTTACTTCAACCCAACCGATCTGTGCTGTGTCAGAACCGTTAACGCTGTACTTATCACGTAAGATAATAGGCTGGTTAGAAAAATGATTGAACGAAGCGTCTAATGAGTTACCAGCTTCTTTAGATCCTTTTCCGTACTCATTACCGTATACGAATAAGCTTAAGTCTGCAGAATCTACCGCAATAGCAGCTGGAGCAAGACCTGCTGCTGTTTCATAAGCTTTGAACCCTACAGTTTGAATAGTAGCTGAAGTAGCAGTAACTTCTGTAACAAACGCTTTAAAAGTAGTGATAGCTCCACCCGCAAGGCTTTGGCTAACTACTAAAGTCATACCTGGGCCAATCAAAGAAGGCTTAGCGGCTGTTTGAGTAATCTCTAAAGTGCTGGTTGTTTTTAATTTAACATCATCGTAAGCAATGTGTAGACGACCTTGTTCAGACCATACTACTTGATCAGAGGCCATAGGCATCTCTGCTCCCACCATACGCAAGAATCCGCCGATCGTACGATTACCGTAACGCTCTACTTCTTTCTCGTATACTTCAGGAAGAAATTGTTGTGTAAAATCCATATTCGCTAAAGGAATATAGTTGTCACCGAACAAGCCCTTAACAGGACGTGGTGTTAGGTGCGCTAAATTTGCCAGTGTATCTGGCGCTGTTGCAAATGCCATTTGTGTAAAATTTTAAATGGATTATTATTTTTTAAACTTAACCTTAAGTTTAGAGCTGTTAGTTCCACTGTCAACTGCGCGTATTTTCCACCCATTAGCCGCTGTTACTTCTTCGTGAACCCCTCTCGGATTCATATCAACGTTCTTTGTGCGGGCCATACTATCCTTTACTGCATCGGCTTTGCCTTGCTCGTAAAAGTGTTGTGCAACTTGATCAGCGTTCATTGCGGTGAACAGCGATTTATGGTAGCCTTTAGCGTCCGACATTTCACCTTTTTCGTTCAAGAACTTCTTGATAAAGTTGTTAATGTCACCTTGGGTATCCTTAACCTTGCCAGTATCGTTAACCTTAAAGCGGTACTTTTTGTCTCCAACGTTGTAATCAAACCCTTGAAAATTTTCGTTAAATACTTTCGCGCTTTCGCGGTTAAACCTACTGGTTTGTTGTTCTGCAATTTTAGCAGCCTCCTCACTTTCTTTTGTATAGCGATTGAAAAATTCTACCGCTTTTTGCTGGTCAGGGTTTAACCTAGATCCGGCTTTAATTTCATCGTAATATTTAGACTTTAAATTATCTAAATGCTCTTTAGCTTCTGATAGCGCTCTTTTGCGTTCTATTTTCTTTAAACGTACATCGCGCTCCTCGTCAAGCTCTTCATCGTAAGAAAATTTGTCTTCTAATAAAAAGTCAATGTCTTCTCTATCGTACGATTTATATTTTGTTTCGTAGTACTCGCGCAATAACTGATCTTCATTTAACTGTGAGTAATCAGTATTAAGCCGCACATAATCTTCCAAAGTACCACCCGTTTCATCCATAAAGTCAACAACTTTTTGAATGTTTTCGGGCAGGTTTGCGCCGGCTTTTGCGGATTCTTCAATTGCTGTGGCTACATCTTCTTCAAGTTGTTCCGCTACTTCTTCTACTTCTTCGTCTGTAATTTCTTGTAATACAGAAGTTTCTTCTACTGGTTCTTCTTGAACAGGCTGTTCATCTTGAACGCGCTCTTCTTCTCTGGCAGATTCTTCAACTGCTGCTTCGACGTTTTGTTCTGGTACTTCTTCGCTAACTGCGGGTTCGTCGCGTACAGGAACCTCATCTGTGCTTTGCTCTTGAACGGCATTAGCTTGCATGTTTACTTTGATAGTGCCGTCTTCATCGACGCCTACTACCGGGTTAGTTTCTTCACTCATGATAAGATATTATAAAATTATTATTACTATAATTACCTAGGTTCAAAGGTACCTAAGCCAAACCCACCGCCAAGTATATCGTTTCCAGAGGATTCGAAGTTTTTAGGTGGCGAGTCATTTTTTCTTTGATCAATTAACTCGCTTTGTTGAGTCGCTTGCATTTTAGTTCTTTCGTCTTTGCGGTCTTCTTTACTAGACTCTTTTTGCTTTTGCCCATCAACCTCAATGCCCTTAAGCTGCATGTTGTATTGGAACTCCAAGGCCATAAGTTCTTTCTTTAATTGAACTTCAGACTGCATTTTTTGCTGGTCAATTTGAGCTTTCATTTGTTCAAGCTGCGCTTTTGTTTGGAACAGCGCTTGTTCTTTCTGTATTTCCGCTTGCGCTGCTACTTGTTGTGCTTGTGCGTTCGCTTGCGCTTGCGCTTGTATATTTTGCTGTTGTATTTCTTGATCGCGTAATTGCTTTTGCTTTCTACGCAGTTTTAATAACTGATTAGCTAACTTAAGGTTTTTAACTTCTCGTATATCAATTGCGTCTGATAAATCTATAAGCCCAGCGGAAAGCGCGGTTTGTATGTTATTTTCTAGCATACCTTTTTCTTCGTCGTCTGGTGATAATTCAAGTACAATACCAAAGTCGTGAAGGTATAGGTCATTAAGTTCTTCCAGTACGCCTACATTAAACCCACCTATCTTTTGAATAAAAGCTTCTTTAGACGGGCTATACTCAAGTATATCTGATATTCTAAGCGACAAAGACTCTGCTGTATCCGCTGTTAAAAACAATCCTGAGTCTAATATATGTCTTGTAGCGGTATTAGAATTCGCAGCAGCTAATTTTTGCACGCCAACCAGTGCTCTTGAATCAGGTGTTGAACCATCGCGAGCTTCATTAAGACCCGTGACGTCACGAATCATTTGCAAATAATAGTTATATGTTTGAATTAGCGTTTGTAGCTTTTGGCCACCTGCTCCGGTTTGTAACGGCTGGATTGGAACTTTACCTGGATTCATATCGCCTTCCTGAGTAAATGAGCGTCCAATAACTGAACCTGTTTGGAAGAACATATTAAGCGCTTCTTGCGGATTGTAGTTTGTGCCGTTCCCTAAATCTATCTCAGCTAAACCATCAGCGTCCATGTACACACCATCAGGCATCATTTTAGACAGCACCTGCTGCATCTTTAAATGAGTAAGCTGTATCATATCAGCAAATCCCGTACAGCGGCTTACAATAGATTCAATACGGCCCCTGTACATTCTTGGTGCTACAATACTGTAATTCATTTTTACTTTATTGTAATCACTTTTAGGACGTACCATATTTTTAGCCATTCCCCATTCTAATAGCATACTAGGCCCTAATATCATAGCGCCCTCATATAATACCTCTAGTGAGCGTGACGCTTTAGCAAATCCCTCGGAATCTGCAGGTGGGTTAAATTGATCGTCTCTTTGTATAGCTTTTAAACCGCCTGTAGCCGTTTCTTTTACTTTGTATACCTCGTTCATATAGGTCTTGTAATTAAAATACAAAACCTGCACCGTATTAGAATCATAACCCCGATCGGCGCCGTCATTAAATTGATTCCAAGAAGTTGTGTTATTATAAGACCCCGCTGCTTTTATTTTGTCAAGCTGAGCTTGGTCGAGTTGAGGGTATTGCTTTTTTAATTCGTTGATCGGTATGTTCTTAACTTCTCCAACATAATATATGTCTTCAAAATAAGGAGATTCAGTGTAAGAATAAACAAGATTAGCTGGATCTACATAATCAATAACAACCCCTTCCGATTCTGAAAATGTGTTTTTAACCGCACCAATACCGATGGTTGTTAAATCGTAATATACTCTTCTTTTAGCTAAATCATAGTTGTTGCCATCAAATAAAGTATTAATTGCTATTTCCTCTGCTATTTCAATACCTTGTTTATAGCTTAGCTGCATATGCAACTCTAGCTCTTCTTTTGAACCCGGTAAATTCTCTTTATCGTTTTCGTATAAGTTAATACCAAACGCTTCAGCCGCATAGTCATTAATCTCTTGGGTTTGCATGTCTCTTATAATAGAGTCCATATATGCAGTACGCTTTTCAACCCCGTATGGATCTTGTGAATATGCTTTTAAATCAAAAGATCTGTCCGCAATACCGTTAACCACAATATCAACAAACTTAGATAATATAGGAACAGGCTTCCAATCTAAATTAAGATAAGACAAATCACCGTTAACAGATAATTCATCTTTGTATTTTTGTATTGGCTGTTCGCCTCTGGCATATAATCTTAACCCATGAAAACTATTTTGATTACTTTGAAATCTTACGTTTCCTGAATTGCCACCAAACCATTCAGATTGAATAGCTCTACCTACCTGGCGGCCATATTCAAATGACATCTTCTCCTGGTCGCTAGCAACCTGGCTAGGGAAAAAATTATTTACAACTGACTCAGCCATAGTTTTATTTTATTATTTTCGATATATCTCCGTCTTGCTTGTATCTTGCAATATTGAGATTTAATTTTGTTCTTTGTAAAACGGCATTTGGTCTGTACATGTCTTTATGGCAAGCCATAACAGCTAAGCCGGAACTAATCGCAGCATCAAACTTTGTTCGATTATTTATATCAAACTTAGACCAATCATTTAGAGTTTCATTAAAATACATACTACCGTAAGTACCGTCTTCTTTTAACCCAATATATTTATCTATATACATTTCAATAGCAGCTGCGTGTGCTTGCTTAATATCTTCACTGGAGTTTGGTATACCTCCAATTTCTTTTTCAGTTACAGAAAGCTTGTTCCACAATCTGTCAGGTCTATTCATAGAATAACCTCGATATCCTCTACGTTTAAAATAGTAAAGCAATCTTGGTTTGTTATTCTCGGCTAATAAAGGCATTCCGTAAAAAACGCACGCCATAAGTACGTCTTCAAAAAATATCTCTGCAGTTTGAGGCCTAGCTATATACTCTAAAAAGAATGTGCTAGGTGGCGCATCTTCCATGCTAAACTTCGTTAGTCCATGCAGCGCGCCTTTTGAACCTTTGCCGTCGGTAGTACCTGAAATATCATAACTATCACAGCCAAATGCGCCCATATGCTCATTCCCTGGATGTTTTATACCGTTTTTAATAATTGATCTGTTTTGCACCTCAGCGTTAGGTATCCACGATATTTTAAACCTACCTTGCGGGCTTGGTAAAAACATTACTTTGGTATCCTTTACGCCTAGCTCCCACTGAAAGTTACCAGTGGTTATAACATTAGTATTACGCAGATCATCATTGTAATCAATTTGTTCGTAGATTTTTGCTAAGTTAAAAATACTATTTTTAGTTTCGTCTCTAAAGGCGTGCTCTGTTGTACGCGGGAACTGTCTGTAGTATTCATTTAAAGCATCTTGGTCGCCTTTAAGGCCATCTACTTCATTATTCCAATAATCTACAACACCTGTTTCAATAGTGTCGCCAAACGGGTCTAAAACGCTTTTTCCGACAGGCGTGTCAAATACTGGCTGCCCGTACTCGTCAATAAAACCCTCATAGTTCCACTCCATAGGTATAAACAAACTGTACAAACCTGATTTTGTTTGGCCATTGTTATTACGCTTAGAAACATCGGAATCGTTATAAAGCTTTTTAAAGTTGCCGCCGCCTTTATCTAAAGAGTTTGACGTGGAACCCATCATGCATTTACCTATAATGCGGCTACCTAATCTAAGACACGTTTTTGTAACGCGCCAGTTGTTTAATATATTATCAGGTCTTTCCCATTTACCGCTTTCGTCGTGGACTAGCAGCTTTAACTTTTCACCATCATAAGAGTTATCCCCTGTATTTTTCCAGTCAATAGTTGTATCTAAACCTTCCATCTCTACGCGAGCTTCTTTGGACTGTATAGATTTACGAGTTAACTTAGAAGCAGGAACCCTATACGCCAATTCAGTCTTCGGTCGATCCATACCATCTTGTATGGGCTTGAAGAAAAACGGGTAGTTGAGGGAAATTGGTACAACTTTATCGGTAAACATTTTTTTAGCATCGCTACCTGATTTTGATAGTATGCCGAATCTAGCGTCGCCTGATATGGTTGCAAGGTTAACGGTTTCTCCTGATGCCATAAATGAGAATCCACTCCGTCTGTTTTTAAGGTAGCACATTCCGTAAGCTCGTGCGTCTGCTTTAACGGCCTCCCAGAATATATAGAATAATCTGTTTGCTTCACGGTAATCGGGGTTTCCAACGTCGATCTTACTCCACTGCAAGTACATGTAATGAGTGCCAGTAATATAAGTCGGGACGTTATTATTATAAAACCAATAACCGTTTTCGCGATTGTTAAATTCTTCATCTATGTAGCCCTCCCATTTCTCTTTAAACTCATCTGAATAAGATTGCCAATCGAATATACTTTTAATATTTTTAAGCTCTTTTGGGTAATCCTTAACGGCCCATCTGTTAGCTCCCTTATTTAAGTTTTTAGGGACTGGCGGTAAACCTACAACCAATCCTTGTATATCTATTATTTCCCCGACTTGGCCTGTCTTACTTATAACAATTAAATCCTGCTCTTTATTGTACCCGTATTTCCACTTCTTACCTTTATTTAATCTATGAAGCGTGTTAAGCTTTATAGGCTCTACTGTTTTTACTAAGCTCTGCTCGTACATTACTTAGATCTTTTTTCAGCAAAACCAGAAAAAGCTTCTTTCTTTTCTTCCTTGGGTTTATTATCTAGTATACGCTCTTCGTCTTGTATACGATTTAATATTTCAAAAGCATCAAATATAGCCAGCTTTTTAGTAGCTGCCGCGTTTTTTAATCTGTCGGCGGATATATCGTCATCTGAATCAACTATAGCCTCTTTAGCAACTTTAATAAGTTCCTCAACAGCTTTGTGACCAGCTAGGATTATACTCTTCTTCGTTTCCTTGATATTCATATTCGACTGTAATTTGATTGGCGGGTATACGATACAATCGTTCACCCTCTATATTAAATTCGTATTCCATACCAGGCTTAAACCCTATAAGTGCTCCCGCTTTAAAATCTTCACTAGCATACTTAATAATACCTATTAAAGGTTCTTCTTTATGCAAGTTAAATTTATCTTTTGCCTTTATAGGCTTTATAAAGCAAAAACCAGGTAAAGCATTCCATTCGCCATTGCGTTTGTATGCGTAAACCTGGTCAGGATATACAAAGAACATATCTTCTTTATAAAACGCCCGGCTGTCTTTTTCTTTGCCTCTAACGTCTCTAAATCTTCTAAACACATTGTGATGCACTATTATTTCATCACCTTCTCGTATGTCTCCGTTGGTAATTTTAGGTACGCTATTAACCACACCAAGCCTACTAGTATAATGGTGGTTTTGCACTTCTGTATTTAACAGCAGTTTTTTGCCTTCTATTTCTTTTTCGCTAGTAGACCGCCCATCTTTTGGGCTAACTATAAAGTTGTATACGCTTTGCATTACCACTTAAGATCATATTCGATAGATATCGCCATGTGTTTGTTAAAGTCTTTCCAAGGCATTACCAATTCTCCTTTTTGTATATACACAGAATACTTATCAGATTCTTCCAGTATATTTACTATAGTATGACCACCATACACTTCCTGTCCAATAGAATAGTGCATGGCGTCATTTTTATAGTCTTTCCCAATGCTAATCTTCCTTATTATCTGCATTTTCCGCGATGGTTCCGTCAACTAAGCTAACGCTTACATTGCCATAAGATTTTTCCAAATTAACTTGGAATACATTAAGCTCTTCTTTTGCTTTGTCTAATTTACCAAGAAGCTCCATTTTTTGAACTTCCAACCCGCCAATGCTAAGCTGCGTTTGGTTAATTAGCTGCACAATTGCCTGAAGGCTTTCTAGCTCTTCAGCTTTAATTTTTTCAACTTTGGTTTCTTTTGCTTTTTTCATTTTTTTTGGTTTAATATAATTAAATTATTGTTATTGTTATAATCACTTAATTTGCTTGATAACTAACATTATGCGGTTGGTATACCGTATATATTTATAAAATCTTCAGTATTTTGAACAGGACTAAAGCTGTAAGTTTGCGTAACGGCCCCGCCTGTAAATTGTAGTCTCGTGGTAAGCGTCCCGCTTATTGTTCCTGTTTGCATAATTGCCTCAGTGCTGTTATAAGATTGCTGGCAAGCTACTGTACTTGGATTATTAGCAGTTACACTTACAGTAATTACATCAGTACTGCGAACTTGAACGTTGGGGTTGGTAATATTAGCAACGACTCCTGAAGTTTTTGTAACTTGGCACACGACGGTATCTACACCGGCTCTTGTTCTAGTTACCGTCATTTCAAAAGCCTCACAGCCCGCAGGAGGCGGTGAACTTAAAGTATTTCTAATAGCAAGTAAAAAATCTGCGCCCGGCGGCACACTACCACTACAGCACCAGTCTACAAAGTTGCCAATACCTATCATTTTATTTAATAGATAAAATGTCAGCCCCAGTAGTTCCTGTAGCTAAAACATAATCGCAAATAATAGGTAAAAAACATCCCGCACTTACATTTTTAAAAAGGACAGCGTCAGACGCCGTTGGTCCACCACCGCTAAAGTCTTGTCCTGATATAATTGCTTTAACGTCTCCAGCAGAACCTACATAAAGTGCTGCTCCGTTTAGTTTTGTTGTACCGTCTATTGTATCGCTAGGCGTAATAGCAGCAACTGCTGTTGCAAATTCGGGTTGATTTGTAAAAGTTCCCATTATATATATTTATTTCTTTATTAACATTTCCATCTACGGCGTGCTGCGCAGATACGTTTATCCGGTGTTTTCGAACAATTTATATTATGCATTTCCATTTGCCCTTTTGAGCGTGCACAGTATGATGTACGACGCTTGCCGCCACCAGGCTGAGGAGCTTTTAGCTTACCACCTGTTTCTCTGTTGTAAGCAGCACGACCCGCCGCTGTCATTCCAGCGCCTTCTTTAGCTGAAAGAAAGTGTCGCCCTTTGCCCTTAGTAGTCTTTTTAAGCTTATTAAAAGGTGAATTTGGTTGTACGTATGCCATAATATAATGAAAATGGGGACGGGCAATAAAATAAGGTAGCGATTCCTTTTCCTACACGCCCGATGTAAACCCCGTTATTTTTTAGTTTTCTGATATGCTTCTGCTTCCCACGGTAATCCGTGAGCACCCTCGGGCATTGTTTGCCTTGTATATACTCTGGCTGGTGAACGAGTGTCCTTCTTCCACGTTACTGTGTCCGTGGTGTAACCAAGCTTACCCTGAGCCATTTGGTCAAGGTGTACTTTTTCGTGTTCAACAGCTTTATTAACCTTGTCTTGCGACAAACCCTTTTGAACAAATATGGTTCCGTCACGGTTAGCTTCGGCCTGTATGCCGTCGCCTAACTGCTTTTCAAACACTGGTGTTCCGTGTTCTGACGCTTCTTTATTGATGCCAAACAGCATCTCTTTGTTCTTAA